ATGATGAACCGGGCCAGGGTGTTCCTATGGATTGCGGCTCGCGGAATGGGGAAGTCATTCCTTATTGCTATTTTCGCCGTGGGGCGCTGTATTTTATACCCCGGCACGAAGGTGGTCATTACCTCCGGCACCCGCTCTCAGAGCTTGAACATTCTGGAGAAGATACAGATGGAACTGATGCCGGTGTCGCCCAATCTGCGAAACGAGATAGATTTGGACAAAACCAAGTTCAGCGGTCAGGACGCTAAAATCTTGTTTAAAAATACCAGCTACATCAAGGTGGTCACGGCGTCGGACAACGCCCGAAGCAACCGTGCCAACATTCTTATCGTGGATGAGTTTCGCATGGTGAAGAAGGACACCATTGATACCGTCTTGAAGAAATTCCTGACCAGTCGAAGGATGCCCCCATACCGGGAGCTGACCGAGCCGCAGCGGAAAGCGGAATACGCCAAGGAACCGAACAAGTCCTGCTTCCTCAGTTCCGCCTACTTTAGAGACCACTGGTCTTATAACAAAATGCGGGACACCTTCAAGATGATGCTGGACGACACCAAGACGGATTTCGTGTGTGGATTTCCCTATGAGCTTTCTATCCAAGAGGGACTGCTATTCCCAGAGGACGTGGAAAGCGATATGCTGGAGACCGACTTTAACGAGATAAAGTGGAGCATAAACATTTCTGTGCTCCTTAAACCCATTGAACCCGTGGCTTGCGGGGTGTGCCGCCAAGGCGGTGCTAACAGGGGAACTCTAAGTGCGTGTGCATAAGACAATCCTGTGCCAAGCTAGGAAAATCCTAGAAGGTGCAACGACCATCGAAAGGACGGCTTTAGGCCGGAACTGAGTAGAGTACACCGGAGATAAGCACCGGTGGGAGCGGTGGGGGCAGCCATTGGCTGTCATGATATGGTCTAAACCCAAGGAAATACTGTGAAAACAGGGGTATGTTTATCGGGAAATGGAGGCGCTCTGGTTTGGCGATGAGGATGGAGCGTTCTTTGATTTTGATTCCATCGCCAAGAACCGGCGCATCCAATACGCTATGCTGCCGGACAAGCTCTCCAATCTGCTGGGCAATAGCGCCAAGGTGCGGATACCTCCAAAGCAGAATGGGGAGAAGCGCATCCTATCGGCGGACGTGGCCTTGATGGCGAGCAAGCGCCATAACAACGACGCCACCGCCATTTTTATCAACCAGATGCTCCCCTCTAAGGCGGGGCGGTATACCAACAATATTGTGTACGGCGAGTCTTGCGAGGGGCTGAATACGTCAGACCAGGCGCTGGTCATCCGCAAGCTGTATGACGAGTTCCAATGCGACTACATTGTACTGGACTGCACCGGCCTGGGCTTGGGTGTTTACGACACTCTGGTGCGGGATATTGTAGACCCGGACACCGGAGAAATATATCCGGCGCTGTCTTGCTGCAACGACCAGGATATGGCAGACAGGTGTACCACCAAGGGGGCGGACAAGGTCATCTGGTCTATCAAGGCCAATGCCAAACTGAACTCCGACTGCGCTGTGTTGCTGCGTGAGGGATTCAGAAGCGGAAAGATTCGCCTTTTGGAGACGGAATATGACGCCGAGTCCCTGCTGGGGGATATCAAGGGATACAATTCCCTGTCCCCGGCGGAGAAGGTGCGCCTGCAAATGCCCTACGTCAACACTACGCTCCTCATCAACGAGCTGGTGAAGCTCCAGCATGAGGACGCCGGGGGGCGTGTGCGGGTATATGAGCGGACTGGTATGCGGAAAGACCGCTATTCCAGTCTCAGCTACAACTACTATGTAGCATTGCAAATCGAGAGCAAGATGGGAAAGAAACGTGGGAACGATTCGTCCCAGGAAATTTTCCTGTTTAAGCCCCCAAAACTTAAAAGAGAAAGGCGGTGAGAGAAACGAGCGACGGAAAGAAGAGTGGAAAGAAGGATATCGGCGGCGCGGTGAATATTTCCGAGCGGTTTGCCCTGCTAAACAGGCTTATCACTAGGGATATGAACAACAACACCAATACCCCCACCTTCTCACTGTATTCCAAGGATGAGATTTCTACTTATCTCTCCAACCCTTATCAGTATGAGAAGCAGCTTCGGAGAGCGGTTACCTATATTTACGGTGCCAGTTCTCACTTCCGCAGGCTTATTCAATACTTCGTCGGTCTATCCGACCTGGCCTATGTGGTGTCCCCATACCGCATCGACCCGGCCTCCGCCAATGTGAAAAGTGTGAATCGAAATTACCGCAAGGTGCTCAACGCTATGTCGGTGATGAACGTGCGGTCTCAGTTCCCCAAAATTTTGACGGTGTGTTTGCGGGAGGATGTGTTCTACGGAACCATGTGGGTGACCAATGACAATATCACCATCCAGCAGCTTCCGTCGGACTACTGCGCTATCTCCACGGTGGAGGGGAATGTACCGAACGTGACCTTCGACTTCTCCTACTTCACCTCCCGCCAGACCCTGTTGGACTACTACCCGTCGGAGTTTTCCACCAGGTACAGTGCTTATGAGAAAGACCGGCGAGGGATGCGGTGGCAGGAATTGGATAGTCCCACGTCCTTTGCGGTGAAATGCAACAGTGACATCTTGGATTACGCCGTACCGCCCTTTGCCGGTATCCTGCGGGATGTATATGACCTGGAGGACTATCGGGACTTGAAGCTGACCAAGACCACATTGGAAAACTATGCCATGCTGGTGATGACGCTGCAAACCGATGACGAGGGCAACTGGCTCCTGGACTATGATAAGGCTGTGGAGTTTTGGCGGAACCTGGATAGCGTACTGCCGGAGGAGGTGGGTTCTGTCCTGTCCCCCATGCCCATCGACAAAATCAGCTTCGAGAAGTCCAATACCGGGGACACAGACACCATTGCGGACGCAGAGCAAAACTTGTTCACCTCCGCCGGTGTGTCCAGTCTGCTGTTCAACAACGACAAGGCGTCGGCAAACGCCTTGTCTCTGTCTATTAAGGCAGACCAGGCCATTACCTATGGCATTGTCAAGAGTATCGAGGACGTGGTGAACCGGTACATCCAGGCACAGAGCTATGGGAAGAACTTTAAAGTGACCTTCCTGGACTCCAGCCCCTATAACCGAAAGGAACTGGGAGACCAGTATCTGAAGGCTTGCCAGTACGGACTTCCGTTTATTTCTATGTACGCCGCCACTCAGGGACTGAACCAGAGCGAGGTGGACTGCATGAGCTTTTTGGAGAACGATGTGCTGGATTTATCCAGCCGGTTTAAGCCCCTTTTGAGTTCCGCCACCATCTCGTCTTCTGACAGCGAGGAGGCAGATAAGAGTCCAGGAGCGCCGGAGAAGGATGCGGAAGACCTGACGGACAGTGGGGAACAGACAAGAGAAGACTCTGACGATTGGGGATGATAAGGAATGGACGGATTTATCTATGTGTTCAACAGGGAGGACAGAGACACACTCGTTTCGGCTGGATACCATCTTTTAAAGGAAGATAACGACAGCCATGTTTATGTCTTTGTCAATGAACCAGATAGGCCGCTGACATTCAGCGGCGAGTATACCATATTGAATACATTGACCTTTTGACCCGCAGCTTTTGTTGCGGGCTTTATTATGCCTAAAAGGTGGTGAAGCGATATGAGCCAGCGGGATATGAGAATCGTATTCTCGTCCGGCATCAGCAATCTGACAGAGCGCAATGCCTCTTTTGACGAGGGTGTTCTGCGGGTGGCCTATGTGGGAAAGAACCGCAACAACAGCTTCATCAGCAAGGAGACATTCGAGCGCTGTATGCCCAGCATCTATAACTGCCCCATTGTCTGCCGGTATGACCGGGAGACGGATTCGCTGGGTTCCCACGATATAGAGCTAGTCCATGATGACGACGGCGGTGTCTATATTGTCAATGCGACTCAACCGGTGGGCGTGGTGCCGGAGAGCGCCAGGACATGGTGGGAGGAAATCGAGGCCGACTCCGGCGTGCATGAGTACCTGTGTACCAATGTGTTGCTTTGGAAGCGCCAGGAGGCGTACAGAAAAATCAAGGAGGATGGTATCACCGACGAGTCCATGGAAATCGCCGTCAAGGACGGCGG